CCGTTGGATGGCCATGATCTTCTGCCGCGCTATCGGCGCAGGCAAATTTGCTGGCGGCAATTCAATGACGGCTGTGCTCATATCAACCGATTCTATTGGTGTTTGTACGATAGGCAAGAGCTGTATATCAGCGCGATATGCTCATGCAAACACATCGAAGTCGGTGCTGGCGCTGGATTGGCCCATGGGTCGGCCACCGAGCTGATGGGTGCGGGTCATCCGGTTGTACTCACCGCCGCCCAGCATCAGGTATCCGAAGCTGTCGCCAATGTGTGAGTGCTCGTTCTTGTTGGGCGCGTCCCGGAAGCGCTCCTGGCCAGCCCCGATGGCGATGCGCTTGAAGTGGTAGCCACCGGCCAGGGACTTTCGTAGCAGCTTGCACTCGCGGTTGACGATGAGCCCCGGCTTGCCTGCGATCAGGCGCTGCATGGGCGCTGCAGAAGCCTCGCGGCGCACCTTGAAGTCGTTGCTGGCCGTGGGCTGGGCACGCAGGCCCAGGGTTTTCAGGTGATCAAAGGCGGTGACCTCGTAGATCGCGTCCCTGGCCATGCCTGCCGGGTCGCCCCAGACCATCACTTGGTGGTTGGGGTAGCGCTGGTTAAGCTCACCCAGCAGTTGGTGGCCAAAGCGCTCCAGGCCCATGTCAAAGGTGACGATTTCCTGGTGAATCAGCCACCGACCGTTGGGCAGCCGCTGGCCAATGGTGGCCGCGGGGGTCAAACCAAAGTCCAGCCCCACCTGGATGGGCACCGAGGGGTCAATCTCGGTGTCGCCAGACATGGTCGAGTCCTCATACTCGGGCCAAACAGGCCTGCCCTCCTGGACATAGGTGTACTCGCCCCCGGCATAGCAGCGAATCCAGTCCAGATTCTTGCCGAGCAGCATCTGCTGGTAGTAGCCTGGGGGCAAGTTGTGGACATTCTCGGCTTTGGGGTTGACCTTCCACCACTTGCCGCTGGCAAAGATGTGATCGTTGGCCTCGGGCATCTCGGGCAGGTCTTCAACAGCCACCGGCACCACGCCGCCGGGCTGCTTCCAGAACTTCCAGGCGTACTGGCCGCTCATCTTCTCCTTCTCGGCCATCTTGTGCCACCAGTGGTCGTCATCCATGGGGTTGGTATCCATCCAGATCCCATGCCATGTAGCCCCGCCATCGCGCTTGGTGGGGTATCGGCCAACCCGGTGGGTCAATCCGTCGATCACCGCCTTGGGCAGCTCTCTGGCTTCGTTCACCCAAGCGCCCGTGAGCTCCAGTGAGAGCAGTTTTCGGACATCCTTGGGCTGGTCAAGCGCCAGGAAGATGACCTCGCAGTCGATCCCGGCGGCATCCCCACGGGCTGGCAGCCGAATGTGGTGGGTGATGGGCGGTGTCCACAGCATCGGGCCGAAGGTAGCCTCCGGGAACAGGTCGAGCCATGTCTTGATGGTGGTCGTCTTCAGCATGGGGTAGCTGTTCCTGACCACCGCCCACCGGGTATACCGGATGTTGTCAATGGCAGACGGCTTTTGCTGCACCGCCTTGATAAAGATCTTGCTCGCGCAGCCGTAGCTCTTGCCCGACCCCACCGGGCCCATGATGCCCTGGACGAAGTTCTTGGACTGGATGAAGTCGTATATCACCGGCGACTCGCTGAAGTCCAAGTTCAGCCCGGCCACCGGCACAGCTTTGTCGGATGTCTCTTTGGTTCTAGCCATCATTGCCCCTTGGTGCCACCACGTTGATGTCAATCACGCTGGGCTTGCTATCGTCGTCAGGGCTGTCCAACAAGCCACTGGCCTTGGCCAGAAGTCGGAGCACCCCCACCTTGTCGTAGAGCTCGATCTCCAAGGTGCTGACCCCGTCCTTGTCAGTCCTGACCTTGATGTTCTTGATCGCGTGCAGTGCGTGCTCAGGTATATCGCTAGACCTTTTCACCGTCACATTGCCGTGCTCATCCCAAGTCATGATGTCGGTCAGCTTGGTGTTGGCCATGCTCAACAGCGCATAGGCCACGGCCTCCTTGTTGGCCACAATGGTCGAGCTGCGCTCCAGTCGGCGCTGCACAGACCTGACCCCACCCCAGTTGGTCAAGGGCGGGATCACAGTGGACTGCTTGGGCCTTGTCATCAGAACGGTATATCGTCGTCAGACTCAACCACCGCAGCCTTGAGCTGAGGTTGGGGCTGGCCACCGCCTTGCACCAGCTCGCCGACAGACAGCGAGATCCACTTCTCGCCAGCACTGGTCGTCTTCGTCCAGCCGCTCACCCACCTCACTTCGCCGCCGGGCAGCATGATCTTGCCCTTCAGGTTTGGGTGGCTCTCTGTCGTCCTCTTGTCATTGCGGAACAGGCTGCCCTGCCCAGGTCTCATTTCGTATGCCATCAAAGCTCCTTTGGGTTGATTGTCGTCTACAGTGAAAAAGTGGGGAAAATTTCAGACGGACCCCCGGTCGCTACCGTGAGGGGTGGGGGGGAAGGGGTCGCGATTCGTGCGCGTCGTCGGGAGCGGATCGCCTGCGCACGCCCTGGCGCATATAGGTCGAGACCCCTGGCCGCTGGGCTGGAGACACCCCTTTGCCCCAGGTGTACAAAACCCATACGTTCGTCTGGTGGTTGGACAGACCGATTTAAACGGTCTACAACGCGCTGGATGGCTTGGGTGCTACCCATGTGCCAACCCGCACCTGACAACGCCTTGCAGGTGCCTTCCTGTGGCTTGCATGGGCATCGGCTCATCAGGCATCTGCCTGCAGTTGTCGGATGCCGGTGGCCAGGACTGCGCTGGTGGGCTCGATGCCCTCGGCTTGGTACAGCGGCAGCAGGGTGTCGAGGCTGTCGGTGATCTGCTCGACGGTCAATCCATCAGCAATCAATTTGTCAATTTCAAAGTTTCCTATAACTGTATTAAACCTCTTTAAAGACTCTTTATAAATACTCTCTCTTATGTGTTCTCCTGAGTTATAGGAAACTGTGGAGTGTCCTATTGGTTGCCTATGGAGGGCTTCATTGGACACTTTTGGGATGCCTTCATTGGACACTGGTGAGTGTCCTATGGACTGATGGTTATCAACTGACTTGTCCACAGCTTTGGGCTGCTTGGATTGTGCCTTTCGGATGCCATCTTTCATCTCTCTGACCGTTCTGGTCTCGCCTGACTTGGGCATGGTTTTGCTCCTGGTTGGTGGTTGCTTGAATGCTTTGGAGATCAGGCTTGCGATGCGTGCCTGACCGGCTGGATCTGGTGTTTCTTGCATACTGGGTGGTCTGGTGTCTTCCTTGTTGCTGGTGATGATGATGGCTTCCTCTGCTGTGATGCTGGGGTCGAAGATGACTCTGAGGGTGTTGCAGCGCTCGCCTCTAAAGCCCTTGCGGACGATCTCGACGTAGCCTGCATCGCGCAGCTTGGCCAGCTGGTTGGTGATGTTCTGGCGGCTGGTCTTCATGTCCTCGGCCAGACGCTTCTGGCTGACCCAGGTCAGGCCTGCCCGGTTGCAGTAGCTGCACAGCAGGGCGAGGATGCGCACAGCGCCATCGGTCAGCTTGGGATCTGTCAGCGCCCGGATGGGCATCACGCACACCTTGCGCTGGTCTGGCGGCGCGTCCTTTTCCTTGATGCGCGGCTTCTTGGGCAGCGTGAAGGGAATGACTTCAGGCATTGCGCTCACGGTATATCGCTTTCATGTGCGCTCTGATCCGCTCGGCACTGCCTGGGCCGTAGAGCTTTTCGCTGTGGGCCAGCCAGCGCTCCACAGTGTCTTTGCTTGGGCTCAGTTCCCAGGCGCTCAAGATGTCCTTGGCCTGCGCCCACTCCAGCAGCTCGCGCTCGGGTAAGGGGCCAGACTGCTTGGGCCGGTATGGTTTCCATTGCCGTTTCACTTTGCCTGCTTGGCTTTGATGACTCTGGCCACCTGCTCGGTGGTCACAAAGCGGTGGAGGTTGGCGCACTCATAGCGCCGGTAGATGGTGTTCTCGGGGCGCTGACGGGTTTCCTTGACCTGCACCCAGGTCTTGCAGACGGGGCAGCGCATCTCAGCCGCCGCCAAGCAAGACGCCTGTGCCGGTGGTCAGCAGGTCTTGCATGGCTTGCTGCACTTCGTCAGGTGTGTTGCGCTCCTTGAGTCGTTGCTGCGCCCACGCAGCGCCCTGATCAAAGCTGTCCAGGGCTGTGCCTTTCCTATCTGCAACCCACCCCCAGTCTTCGTCCGTCAACCCCTGCCATTGGCGTTTGGGTGGGGTGGTGTAAAGAGGGTAAGCAACACAAGTTCCGCCAATACGCCGTGCTTTTGATTTTGCGTCAAGTTCTGCAAACTCTCCACGAATCATTTGTGTAATTCCTTGTACAGCCCACGCCACCGGCTCCTGCTCTGGCTTAGGTGGGTAGTTGTTGCTGCTGCAAGCCACACATTCGTAAAGCACCCCTGCCTTGCACTCGGGGCAGGTAGGTTCTAGCTGTGCTGCTGCAAAGTGATCAGCAAGTTCCCTTGCCCGGTGTTTATTAATGCCCTCGCGGACTAGGCTAACCACTATCATGTCGCGCCAAGGGGTTGGCTCCTGCTCTGGCAGAGGTGGGGTGGTGCGAACATACTCAATGCCATAGCCGGTTGCGTTATCTGCACTCCATGTCACATCATGCAATTCGCCAAACAAAACCTCAGTTTCGTCTTGCGGGTCAAAACCAAGATCAAGCCAAATTCGGTCAGGCGCTGTGCTTACAACCTTTGCCACCGGCTCCTGCTCTGGCTGTGCTGCGGGTGGGGTGGTGTAGAGAGGAATCCACTCCCATCCATCTGCGGCTATGGTTTGCTTTTCGCAAGTCACGCTGTCAGGGTCAAAGTCATCGCATTGCATATCTCTTTCAATCCACGCCACCGGCTCCTGCTCGGCTTGCTGCTTGGACACGCTGTACCAGTGCTTCAGCGCAGATTTCAAACTGCGAATCTCAATCTCGAATGCCTTGGCCTCACAGTGACGGGCGCACGGCGCGGGGTGGGTACCTGCGGCTTGTAAGGCTTGGCGGTCAGGCTCCTGCTCTGGCTGTGCCAGTTGAGCGCGTAAGGCCTCTGCTGCAATACCCTGCTTCAGCCATGTTGAGCCGCCACGGTACTCCAACGCCTCCAGCGCCAGAGTTGCGGCTTGTCTTAGGTCAGTCATGTGTTGCGCTCCAATGCCCAGTACAGCAGCGCCAGCGCGTCTGCTTCGTTGTCGTCGGTGACCGGGTGGCCCTTGAGCTGCATGGCCTCGACCATGGCCACCTTGTCGGCGTTGCCCTTGCCGGTGGCATGTTTTTTAATCGTGCCCACCGGCACGCCTTGGTAAGGGATCTTGTGGTGCTCACACCAAGCGGTCAAAGTGGCCATCAGGCCGCCGTAGACATGCGCTGAGTCGGTGCTGGCGTGCCTGCGCACCTCCTCAAAGTACACCGCCTGCAGCTCGCCGCCCAGGGTGCCCTTGAGCTCGGAGAGCCACTGTTTAAAGCGCAGGTAGCGCATACCACCACCCTCGTACCGGCCCGGTTTGAAGCTGGCCCAGCCATGCACGATGGTGTTGTCCAACGGCCTGCAGGCCCAGCCGGTGGTGGTGCCCAGGTCAAGGGCAAGGATGGTGCCGCTCACAGAGCACCCGCCTGCCTGAGAGCCTGGACAAACTCCTCGATCTCAGGGCAGGGCACCTGGGTCGCGTGCTGCTGGTCGCCGGTCATGGCCAGAGCCTCGGCCACCACCTCGTCTGGGTACTGCACGCCGTCCTTGACCCGGTCGAGCAGCCTGACTGCTTCTGCGTAAGTCATGGCTGGCGCACCCCCGACAGGAAGCGCTGCAGCCGGGGCTGGAGCTCTCCGTACTTGGGCATGAGCTGGTCGCGCACGCACTGGTCAATGAGGGATGACACGCTGCGCCTCTGGTCGGCAGCAGCAGTGTCCAGCAGCGCCCTGGTGGCAGGGTGCAGCCGCATGAGGAAGGGTTTGAGTTTGTTGTCCATCGCTCAAGTGTATATCTGAGCGATATGTACAAGAGCCCCAAGTGCCTGATTATTTTGCGGTATTAGGGTAAGTCCCTAGTCTTTTAGTGCTTTTGGGGCTTGTACAGCGATATACAAACTGTGCCATAATCCTTCCATGTTCAACAGCGCAGATAAAGCGCAACAGGAGTTCAACATGACAACCACCACCACTACACAGCTCGGCGACATCTCCGAGATCTACTTGTCAACCGGCAAGCATGACAGCAAGGGCCGCATGATCGGCTTCATTGTCGGCTTCCGCGATGACGGCACAGAGTTCTTTGCATGGGTGCAGAATGCTCGCCTTGTCAATGGCATGTGGGCCGACTACGGTGTTCGCCAGCGCAGCCGGTCATTCCCAGCCCAGCACTTTGCCACCACTTGGGCCTACGCAGAAGTCCGAGTGCGTATCGCCAAGATCCAGAAAGGTGCCTGATCATGACCACCCACACCGGCAAATTCGTAGCCTACTTTCGGGTCTCCACCGACCGCCAGGGCAAGTCTGGCCTGGGGCTCGATGCGCAGCGCGAGCGCATCACCACCTATCTCAACGGGGGCAATTGGTCTCTGATCGGTGAGTTCACCGAGGTGGAGAGCGGCCGCATGAATGACCGCCCAGCCCTGGCCGATGCCGTCAAGCTGTGCAAGCGCGAGAAGGCCACCCTGGTGGTGGCCACCCTTGACCGCCTGACCCGTGATCTGGCCTTCGGTGCCACTCTGCTCAATGACACCAAGGTGCGTTTTGTCTGCGCCGACTTCCCCGAAGCCAGCCGCGAGATGCTGCAGATGCGCATGGTCTTCGCCGAGTGGGAAGCACGCAAGATTGGTGAGCGCACCAAGCTGGCGCTGGGCGAGCTCAAAAAGCGCGGCGTGAAGCTGGGCTCACCCACCCCCAAGGTCGGCTCGGCTGCCGGGGTCAAGGTGGTCAAGGCCAAGGCCGACAAGTACGCCGACCGGGTCGGGCCCATCGTGCGCGACATCATCCGCAAGTCGGGTGCCGACACCATGCGCGACATCGCCGCCGCCTTGGAGGCCCGTGGCGTGGCCACCCCCAGGGGCAACACCAACTGGGGGCCGACTCAGGTCTCCAACCTGCTCAAGCGCATCAAATGACCGCCTGCACCCTGCACGCCGCCGCCAGTCAGCCAAGCCTGACCGGCTGGCCGGGCGTGCCCACAATGTCACACATCGAGGAGATGGTTGTGTCAGACCCGCTGTTTAACTGGGAGCAGCTCTTCCCAGAGGATGCCACCAAGCTGGGGCAGTACCTGCAAGAGATCGGCCACCGCCCGGTGTGCCGCCTGGACATCAGGATCACCAGCCTGGAGGAGCTCAAGAAGGCTGCCGTGCTGGTCGGCGAGCTCAACAAGACGCTGCAGGTGCTGGCCTATGCCGATGACCGGCATGAGGCTCTCCGGGTGATCCTGGCCCGTGGTGCGATGCAGCAAGCACGCATCGGATTGAAGTATTTGCGCACCAAGAAGTTCTTGGCTGGGCAAAAAAAGAACACTACCCGTAGTGTGCCTTGGCCCTTACAGGTTGGGGATTTGGACAGGCCTTGGAAGGGGCCGAAAGCAGATTGATTACAAAGGAGAAAATCGTGAAGCCTTTTTTTAAAACCGAGGTCAATGCGTATAATTTGTATAGTGTCAGTAGACACCGGCAGCACTATCTGCAGTGTTTGCCTGAGCCAGAGGAGACCCTCGGAGAGAGGGTTGCTGCAGCCGCAGCATTCCTGGCGTGCATCGCCCTGTTGATCATCATCACGGGGTGACCCATGGATGTCAAGATCACCTTCCCCAGCAAGCACCTGCTTGAGGGCTTCGAGTACGTCAACGCCGCCGCCACCAACGTCGAAGAGACATGGCGCAAGTTCGGCTGGGTGCCAATCGCAGAGCGCAAGGCCGAGCTCAAAGTGCAGCAGGCCGTCAAGCGGATGAAGATCAGGGAGCGCACCGATGCTGGCTCCTAACCTTGCCGCTGGCCGCGACATGCGCGACCGCCAGCTCGACATCTTCGAGCAGCGCGACCACCACTTCCTGGAGCGCTGCCGGGCACTAGCTGTGCTCATCTGCAAGCAGCAGGGTGAGGTCTGCATCAACGACATCCGGGCCTACATCGAGGTGCCGCCCGGTGTCCACCCATCTGTCTTGGGCGCGGTCTTCCGCACCAAGCAGTTCAAGCGGATCGGGTATACCGAGGCCGCACATCCCCAGGCGCACGCCAGAGTGGTGCGCGTCTATTCCCTAGCCACCAACAAGGAGTGAAAAAATGGCAGGCAAATTAACCGACGACAAAGAGATGAGCGCCAGCAGACTGCCGGGCCTCATGGGTTTCAGTAAATACAGCAGCCCCAACGATGAGCTGCAGTTCAGCATCAACGCCATCGATGGCAAAGAGCGCCCCGACATTGGCAACGAAGCCATGGGCTGGGGCAACCGCCTGGAGCCGGTGATCTTGAGCGAGGCAGCCAAGCGGCTGGGCATCACCGACTTCAACACCGAGATCAACAAGGCCTACACGCACCGCAGCTTTGCCTTGTCCTGCAGCCTGGACGGCATCGGGTACGGGCTTGGCCAGGAGATCACCACCGACCCCGACAAGGGCATCTATGTGGTCGGCCAGGACTCCATCGAGCTCAGTGGCCCCGGCGTGCTTGAGGCCAAGCTGACCAAGGCCATGCCCGAGGACACCCCGCACCTTGCGCGTGGCCCCATCCAGCTCCAGGGCCAGATGCTGGTGACCGGCCACCGCTGGGGCGCGGTCTGCGTGTTGTACCAGGGCATCGAGCTGCGAGTGTTTCTTTTCTCGACGCACCACGACACCCAGAAAGAGATCGTCAAGGCGGTGCTGGTGTTTGAGAACAAGCTGCAGACCTACCGGGAGAGCGGGGCCATCGACTGGTATCCACCCGCGAGCAGCAAGGAGCTGGATCGGATCTACCCGATGGCGGCAGGCAAAGAGGAGGTCGAGCTGCCGGGCAATGTGGGGGATCTGGCCAAGGGCATTCTTGAAAACAAGGCAGCCATCAGGGCAGCCGAGGCCAGCATCGAGGATGCGGAGAAGCTGATCAAGGCGCAGTTGGGTCAGGCCGAGCGGGGCCGGGCCGGGCAGTACGTCATCAACTGGCCGATGCGCAACTACAAGGCGGCAGCCGAGCGTTTGGTGCCTGCCAAGGAAGCCTACAGCGTGCGCCAGTCAACGCTCTCCATCAAGGAGTGGCAGACATGAACCTGCCCGACAAGCCTGCCATCAAGCAAGCCTATGAGCAGGCCGTTGTGGCCCTGCTGAATGTGACCGACTCCACCGAAGAGGAGGCCGAGATCTTTGTCGATGCAATGACCGACCTCATCTTCACCACCATGCAAGCCTACCTGTCCCAGAAAGAACAAAATGCAATTGACCACCACTAACCGGGGCTTCGCTCCAGCCACCCTCACTGAGGCGATCCAGTTCTCCGACATGCTGGCCAGCTCCAGCATGGTGCCCAAGGCCTACCAGGGCAAGCCCCAGGACATCCTGGTGTGCGTGCAGTGGGGCTATGAGATGGGGCTGGCACCCATGCAGGCGCTCCAGAACATCGCCGTGATCAACGGCAAGCCATCGGTTTATGGTGACGCCGCCATGGCCCTGGTGCAGGCCAGCAGCGTCTGCGAGGATGTCGAGGAGTTCTTCGAGGGCGAGGGCACCACCAACCCGGTGGCCGTCTGCGTGGCCAAGCGCAAAGGGCGCAAGCCGGTGACCGCCCGGTTCAGCGTCGAGGATGCCAAGCGAGCCGGGCTGTGGGGCAAGCAGGGGCCATGGTCGGCCTACCCCAAGCGCATGATGCAGATGCGAGCTCGCGGGTTCGCGTTGCGTGATGCCTTCCCCGATGTTCTCAAGGGGCTGATCACCGCCGAGGAAGCGCAGGACTACCCCGACGAAGCCAAGCCCAGGCCGGTGGCCAAGCCAGCCAACCCGTTGGACATGGTGGCAAAGCCAGCGCCTGTGGCTATCCATGAGATGACGACAGACCCTGTGGTGATCGCTGCGGCGATGGCAGACACGGTTGACCCAGAGCCGGTCGAGGTGCTGGCCGTGATCCCGCACGCCGAGGTTGAGCATGTCGATCTGCAGCCGCTGCCTGAGACCGGCCAGGATGAGGAGGCCGTGGCTGCCGTGGGCTACCCGCTCAAGGTGCCCGGCAAGGACAAGCCGTATTCAGTGCATCAGAGTCTGGATGAATGGCAGGACAGCTACGAAGATCTGGCAGACAAGACCGCCAAGGCAGGCAAGCGGCCAGCCCGTGATCGAATGACCGCGCTCAAGGAGCTGCGCGAGGCCAATGAGCTTACGCTGCAGCGGGTGGATCTGGTCAAGCGCATCAGGCACACCGCTGCTTACAGCAAGCGGCTCAATGCTCTGGGGGCTGCGCTGTAGACAGGAACAGGGCTCGCTCGCCCTTCCTGCGTTTCACAAGGCCGGGGAGCTCTTTGCCCCCGGCTTTTGTCCACATGAGGAAGGCATCGGCTGCGGCATCCCAGTCCTCCCGCTGGATCTTCATGCGGATGGTCGAGCGTTGGAAGTTGCCTAAACCTACATTGAAGCTGAAGCTCACACAAGCGTCGAACCGACTTTGATGACCAGCAAGAGTAGGAGCAAGTCGCAGTACACCGCGCTCAAAATTCTCAAGATCTTTAGCCAGGATGGCATTGACTTCCTCCATGGTCAGGGTTCGATCCCAGCCAGCGGGTATCGGCAGGCTCTTGCGCTCATCCAGCGGCACTCGGATGTGGTTCTGGTCAATGACATGACCAACTCCCACAGTCCACAGCAGAGCCTGGCAGCGGTACGGTTTGAGCCGCACGCCCTCGTCGTGCCTGATCATTTGGATCGCCCTAGCTGAAGTCTTCATTTGCCGAATGCACGGCCACCGAAGTGGAAAGCGATGATGCTGGCAAACAAGGTGGCGGTCTCTGCGTCCCACAGCATGTCGGCCAGCACCTTGAAGTCCACGCCCCGATTCCAACCGTAGATGAACAGGCCAACATCAATGGCCACTAGCAGGGAGAAGAAACCATAGGTGATTATCGGGCGCACGCTGGCACGCAAATCCTTCATCCAGGTGCTGGTGCCTTCGTTGAGGCTGGTGTCGTGCGCATAGACCGCCTGCATCTCTGCCTGCTGCGCCGTAATCAGGGTTTGTTGGGTTTGGGCATCAGCGCTGGCCTGGATTTGGTCGAGCCTGATTTCCTCGACCTTGGCCTGTGCTGCATACCCGCGCTCAAGCATCTGGAGCTCACGCTCCGTTTGCATTTTGGCCAGCTCTAACTCGTGCTTCTTGTCCGACTTATCCTGCATAAAATCCAAGATCTTGGGCAAGCCACCCATGAGGAATGACACGACGGTAGATATTAAAGTCAACATCAGCTTCCCCTTTTGGTTAACATGGCGCTGGCTATTTCCAGCATAAACTTGGTCTGCTCCATCTTCTCGGGCGGCTGTGCCCAGCCGACTGTGATCTGTCCGACAAAGCGGTGGCTATCAGGCGGCACGCTGATGCGGCAAGTGTAAGTCACGCCTTTTTCCAGGTACCACAAGCCCACCTCTGACTGCGCGTAGCGGTACTCACCGCAGGGTATTTCGTTGGTCATCAGCTTGACGACATCGGCATTGTTTGATGCGTTCTGCGAGAACAGCCCAACATCGATTCCCTCGACGCTCTTGTCCCTGCCGTCCTTACTGTAGGCCCGGTACAGCACCCGCGAGTTGAACAACGGGTTCACGTTGAAGGTAGCTACCACAATAGCTCCGGTCTGCTTAAACAACATGGCGGCAGCGTCATCAACCCGGCTGGTGTTGACCTCTGGCAGTTTCCTGGACTCCTTGTATGCGTCCCGCAAGAAGTCCTGGTTCTCCCACAGAAAGTACCCGGCAAAGGCGACAATGCCCATGATGATGATGGCGATCAGCTTGAACGGCGAGTCCACATACCTAAGTACTTTGTCCAACACGGTCTCGGGTTTTTCGCTCATGTATCACTCACAATGTTCCAGGTGAAATAGGCTGATAGTCCGATCACCAGCGCTACCAGCGCAGCCCACAGTCCGATGTTGATGATGTCGCTGATCTCTTCTGCTCGTACTGCTTTGGCGTGGGCTGCTTCAGCCTCTGCCTTCTTGCGCTCTGTCACCATGCGGTTGCGCTCCAGCATGATGGCGTTCCACACATCGTCGTTACCTGACCAGATCAGCATCTGCTTCAACTCCGCTTCTGCGTCTTGCAACTGCTTGAGCTGCATCACCGTTTCAAATGCCACCGCTGTATCGCTCTTGCCAAAGCCTTTGGGCTTCTTAACCGACTCTTTGGCGATAACGTCCTTGGCCTCGAAGAACTTCATCAAGTCGCCGCTGATGGCGTTGATGTCCTTGCCCATCTTGATTGCCGCCTGGACGCCTTTGATTGCGCCCTGCGCCACAGCAAATGCGGTCAAAGGGTCAATCATTTCTTGTTCCACATCTCAAACAGCGTTTTGATCTTGTCCTCCAAAACAGCAACCCGCAAATCCAGTTTGGCTAACACGATGATGAGCGTGATGATGGCCAACAATATCGGCCATGACTTTGCGAGGATGTCGAAGAAGTCCATGGTCAACCACGCTGGCTGCTACTTGCTCATCCATACAGCCGCAAAGATCGTGCCCGACATCGACACAAGCATCACGCCTGCAGTCTTCATCAAGATGCCCTCGATGCGCTTGAGCCGGGCATTGATCTGCTCATAACGAATGGCGCAGACCTCTTCATGGGTAGACAGCCGTGCGTCTGTCTTGTCAATGGTGCTCATGCGGCCTCGAATGTGAAGGTCAACCGCAGGGCATCGGTGGTCGTCCAGGTCATCGGAACAGCAGCTCCCACTGCTGCGGTGGTGTTGTGGCTGTAGACCACCATGGTCGTGCTGCTGATGTTGACGACAAGGCCAACGTAGACAGTGCCGGTGCTCGCGTCGAAGATCTGCACAGAGCCGATGGGGCTGACGGTGGTGTCAGCAGTGAAGGGCAGGGTGAAGATCCAGTTGCCGCTGCCGAAGGTGGTGGTGCTGCCAGCGACGATGTTGATGGTCGCGGTGACCGTCTTGCCGTGGCGCTGGTAGCGGCCCACCATGGTGCCGTTGCCGATGGCAGGGTTCGTTGTAGACCCAGTCCAGATCGGCGTGTAGGCACCACGCTCGTACATTGCGACTTCTCTTGATCGTCCCATGCTGGGCTCCTTTCGATTTTCTGAAAGGCCCAGTCGGGCCTAATGCGTTGTCAATTTATTTAGCAGTCAACAGCTCCAGCAAACTCTGGCAAGATCTTGAGATGCTCATAGGCTTGCTTAAGTGGATTTACCCCACCCTCAACAATGAGTGGAAAATTTATGGATTCGTCTTTTATCTTCTTGGAACGATCTGCATTGTAAAAAACAACTTGAGCTTTTGACATGTGTTTGCTTGCCCACACGCCTTCAACCACCACATTCACATCATCAAATGTGACATCTACGCCGAAGTTATCGGTAAATGTGAATTTGCCTTTGAGTGCCATAGTAAAACTCCAATCACTGATTATTAAGTTGCACAATTTTGTTTGATAATTCTTGGATCGCCTTTACAAGCATGGGAATCATCCGCTCATAAGTCGCTTCTAGCTTGTCTGGGTTGTCTTCGCTGACAAGGCCAAAGTCCAAGCCAAGTTTCTTCTGCGCAGCAAGAAGATTTTGTGCGCTTAAACTAGCAAAAGTGCCGGGTGCGTTTTTGCTTCCGTCACGTTTGTTCCATTCAGCCAAGAACGTGTCAAGCGCCAGCACAAAATCCAGACCTGGAAGATCGCCTCGCCTAATTTTGTCGCGCTCGTCAGACAGCACGGTCAAGGCTACTTGGCAACGCAAGGATGTGATGCTGGAGTTGCCGAGAGTGACTTGATTACTGACCGTTGGTGACGATCCCACGGCCTCATTCCCAACAAAACTGTTGTTGCTGCCAGTTGTGTTAGCACCAGTGCCGCCAGGGCCAAAACCGGAGCGAGCACCAATGGCGGTGTTGTTGGTGCCAGAATCAGTTCCGTACAAAGAACCGAAGCCAATTGCCGTGTTTAGGTCGCCTGTCGATGCGTTGAGCGTTTCAGAGCCAACGGCGGTGTTGTAGCTGCCGCTTACATTTGTTGCCACAGCATTGTGGCCAATGGCCACATTGTTGTCTCCAGCAACGGTATTCCACAACGTCTTATAACCAAACGCAGTATTGAAACCAGCCAATGACTTTAACAACGATTGATAGCCAAATGCTGCATTGTTGGAGCCAGACACGTTGTAATACATCGCGCCAAATCCATAAGCGCAGTTGTAATTTGCGTTCAAACTTGTGTACAGCGCTTGACTTCCAACGGCACTGTTGTAGTCACCGCCCACGTTGCTGAACAACGCCTTAAAGCCTACCGCAACACTTTCTTTTGAGGCCGCTGTTAAATTGGCAGCTTGGTATCCAACGGCAGTATTTATGTTCGACGAAAAAAATGAAAGCAATCGTCGGCCACCAGCAGTTACCGAATCATGGATGTAATAAACGCCCAAAGTCGTGTCAAAAGTGACTTCGCCATTCGCCCCAACATACGCTGCATTTTCCGCGGCGGTGAGATTCTTGGCGCGAAAAGGCAACACCGCATCGGCTTCGACGCGGGTCTCGATGCGCTCCACAAACTTGTTGGCAATCTTGATATACCCGGCTTGTGTCGGGTGAAGGTTGTCAGCCAGATCAGTCAGTGGGTCAATGACCGAGTTTGAATCGACAGTAAATATGCGAAGCCCGTCGTTCGCCAGTAAGGCGGCATTCTCGTAGATCACGCGGTTGTATGTCTTGGTCAAGGCATCGCTGCCACCGTAGAACGCATACCCGGCAGCAGCCATGAAAGTGACGTTGCCCACATACACTTTCGGGCCAGCGGCTTGATCGTTGCCTGCAACCCAATCCAAAAACACGTTATTGTTTGAGCCCGTAGCCGAGGTGATTGTGAGGGTCACCTCATGCCGACCGCTCTGCGGTAGCGCAATGCGAATCAGCTTTGGCCCGAAAGATTGTCCGAGAGGAGTTGTAATCCCGGCTGCGGCACAGGAGTAGATTCCTTTGTCCACGCCATCCACGGTGACCTTGACCTCGCCGGTCTTTGTCTCGACCATTGTCAGGCCAATATAGAGCACGCTGCCGGTGATTGTGAAGCTGGCCGTGTCATTCTGCGTGATGGAAAATCTGTTGGATACTCCGTTGGCGTAGGTATCGTTGCTAGACCAGGTTCCGGTGTAGGAGATCCTGGCGTCTGTAGCCATGATTTTCTTACTATTCGGAATAGCTGCGAACGCAAGCAGAGCAGCATGGGACTCTTGAAAATATTTAAGCAGCGTTGCAGAGCCGCCTGACACCCGCATGTTGTTGATGCCGCAGGCCACGGTCACATTGTCGTAATCTCCAATAGTTGATCCATACAATGGCTTGGCAACATCGTGAGTCTGAGCACCGTTGATGCCGTAGTTGGTAACAGACCACCCCTTATTTGTCCCAATAAGTGATGGGAATGGATTGGCAACAGCATCACCCTTGGTAATTGAATCGCCATATGCTTTAAGCACAGTGCTGTTTTGTCCATATTGAAAAATGGCAATCTCTTCAAGCGCGGTTTCTGCGTTACCGCCAGTGTAGTAGTTGCCAGTGTCTGCGATGGTCACTGAGCTTGCGCCAAGCGATCCAATGGCATTGACCTGATAGCTAAACACCTCGACCTCGTCGTTGAGCGCAAGGCCGGTGGTCACCGTGATTGTGGCGGCATTGGTCTCGGTGTACTCGCTGGCGTTGAGCTTCACGCCGTTGACGTACACCACCATGGTGTTGGTGCCCGGCGTGTAGGTTGCAACAGTCAGCACGGTCTGGCCGGATGTCGCGGTGATTGCCGTGCGCGTGTTGGAGGCCGAGGCGTTGACGTTGACCCAAGCCGTGCCGCTCCAGACTCGCATCTGGTTGATCGCGGTGTCCCAGTACAGGGCACCCGTCAGCAGGCTGTTGCCATCGTTGTCAACAGACGGGGCCGAGCTCTTCGACCCAAGGTAGCGGTCGTCGAAGGAGTCGTAGCTGGCCGCTGCGTTGGACGCGCTGGTGGAGGCAGCAGAGGCGCTGCTGGCTGCGTTGCTGGCCGATGTGCTGGCATTGCTCGCAGACGTTGATGCGTTGCTGGCCGAGGTCGATGCGTTGCTGGCGCTGGTTGATGCGGCAGAGGCCGAGGAAGCTGCAGCGCTCGCGCTTGCGGTAGCAGATGCAGCGTCCACCAGCAGCGACCACTTGGCGCTGTCGGCGTTGGTGTTGATTGGCTGCGAGCCGCTTGAGGTGTGCTGGACAAGACACTGCCAGATGTTGTTGTTGGTGGTGTCCTTGACAATGTCTCGGGCGTAGTACAGCACACCGGCTGTCCAGTTGCCACGGTTGGTGCCCAGCGTGTCCGAGATGACTGGGTTTCCGTTGCCATCAAAACCCAGCGCCTTGTTGGCACGCAGCGCTGCTCGCGGCAGCGTCATGTTGATGCTGGTCGGGTCGGTCTGCGGTGCGGCCAGGGAACGCTGCACGCCCTCGGCATTTTGCTGGGCAAAGATGGTCTGCTGATCCATCTCGTCGTTCAAGGTGTTGGCAAAGAAGTCGCCGCCGGTCACAAAGTCGGTGGTGCGCTGGATGGTGCGGTTGCCGACAATGGCGTACTGAGTGGGGCTGGTTGGAGCCAGCGCCAGCCCGGTAGCGGTGATGGTCACCGAGCCAGTGCCGTTGGCGTTGATGGTCACCGTGTAGTGGGTGGTCAGCGTCAGCAGGGTGTCGTCTTTGAAGACGGCGATGTCGGTGTTGGCCAGGATCTCAAACGTGAACGCATAGGGGCCAGCGCCACCAGTGCCACTGGGTGCGTAGACTTGCCTGCGGGTCACGTTGCTAATTGGTACTGCCATAATGCCATCCTTCCGATTGGGAATTGTACGGTTTTACTAGGGTTTGTAATAGAGCCCGTTGGACTTTCTGAGCTCCATGAGCTCATCAATCTTGGCTTGTAGGCTGGGCTCTTCTGACCTGAGCATGTTCTTGGCGGCATCCATGAACTTGGAATGAACGCGCTGCACGGTCTTTTGCTGGTCATCCAGCGACAGCAGGTCAAAACCCGGTGTCTTCATGATGTTCAGGATCTCCTGCTTGGCTGGCAAATCCTTGCCGTAGATGGTCAGCAGCCGGTTGTACTGGAATGCGTCCATCTCAACCCCGTCGATCTTGCGCTCTGGCATACCCACAGGCGAGCCCATGCGCATCAGCAGGTCGTCCACTTCGCTGAACTGCTGGGGTGTCACGCGAGTGGGCAGCACCATCTCGTAAGCTGCGCCGGTGCCAGACTTGGTTGGCTCACCCCACAGGTTGAGCGCCTCGGGCAGGTCGGCGCTGAAGTAGGGCAGCCTGGACTTGTACTTGTTGAACGCCTCGACAAACCCGCGCACGCCCATAGGCAACTCGGGGCTGGCGCGGGTGTCCCGGTTGGTCGGGTCGGACAAGCGCTCGATGCCAGCCAGCAAAGAGCCGTAGGCACCGGCAGGCGAGCCCCCGATCACAAAGCCGCCAAACTGCTTGACCAAACCATCGACCACCTTCTTGCCGTCCACGGCACCCTGCTGGTTGGTGCCGATCAGCTTGGCCACATCGGCCACGCCTTGCAGGTAGGGCTGCTCTTTGAGGTATTCGTACAGGCCGTAAGTGCCGCCCAGGAAGACCTCTTCAATCTTGCTGGCATCGGTCTCATGCTTGGCGTATTCGGCATAGTCGGCGGCGATGGCCAGCAGCGCAGAGACCGGCTCCATGCCGCTGTAGCTGTAGTACTTGTCGCCGACCTTGATGGAGTAAGGCTGCCAGCCATCGCGGGTCAAGGCATCCCGGTCGGCCTTGCGCTCTGGGCCGCGCCCGGTGATGTTGCCCTCGGCCGACATGGCGGCAAAGGTGGCCAGCACCGCCGAGCCCAGCGTTACCTTGGCCAGGGCCATGTCGCGGTACACGCCGCCCTTGGCGATCTCCTCGCGCCATTGCGATGACAGCGGGGCAAACGGGGTGCGCTCGATGACCTGCAGGCCGATGTTGGCCGGGGTCTTAAAGAACGGCACCACGATCTTGAGAGCAGGGTGGTTGAAAGTCTGCTGCAGGTTCTTCAGTGCTGGCGGCAGATCGGCGGTAAAGGTGCCCTTCTGGGCAAACAGCACAGCCGCTTCGTCCAGGTCGCGGGGCGGGTTCTGAAACAGGCTGATTGCTTCAGCCTCGGCCTTGGCCAGCGCATCGGCTTCGGTCATGCCCGAATCCAGCGCATCGCGGTAGACCGTCTTTCCGCGCCGGGTGACCTGGGCGTTGATCTCCATGCGGTAGAGCACGCCCTTGAAGAACTCATCCTCAGCCATGAGCATCCTGCCGGGCAGGGTGATCGCGGTGCCGTAGTAGTCGATGGCTTTGCCCAGCCATTTGTCCTGCTCGATGCCAAAGGCTGCCGAGCTGATGGACGGCAGGGTGGTGCCGCGCTGCGCCTCGATCTTGCTCATCAAGTCATTGGGCTGGTTCTTCCGAAAAGCGGTCGATGCCAGATCAAAGCCTTCAACCAGCCCGTTGCGCATGGACTGGATCATGGTCAGCGCCTCGTCGTAGCCAATCTTCTCGGCCTCGCTGCCGGGCACCATCGCCCGGAATGAGCGCACCCCTGGCGGCAGCACGTTGCCGTAGAAAGCAGCGACCAGCCGCTCTGGGATCTGGTACAGACCAAACATGGCATTGCTGACCACGTTCTTAGCGTGCGACACAGGGCTGGACAGCAGCCCGTTGATGTAGGTGGTGAACCAGACATCCTTCACGCTTGACATCATCGACTTCTCGACCAGGGCGTTCTGAGCTGCACGCGACTCCAGCGTCAGGTAGGACTTAGCCAGATCAGACAGGGCAGCATCGCCGCCGTACTCGTCGATGACTTGGCGCACGATGGCAGCGTTGCCATCGCGGGGAATGCGGAACACGGCCAGCGATCTGGCGGTCTCGGTCTGGATGCCCTTCACACCGCGCTGAATCAGCCCGTGGAAGGCGATCTGCTGGCGCAGCACCAGCTTGTCCACATCGGTGGCGGTGCCGCTGTTGACCATTTTAAACAGTCGATCCAGCTCGTTGGCGCTGGACTCCAGCACCTCCAGCGCTTTGTAGGTCTCAACGGCGTTGGCCATCATCTTGCCATCGCTGCCGATCAGCCTGGACAGGAAGGCCTCGTTGATGCCTGACTCGGCAGCCTTGGCCTTGATCTCGTCAAAGGTCACCGCCTTGGTTCTGATGTTCAGCGCATCAGCCACGCCGCCCACAATGGCTGCGGCATCCTCGGTCTGGTATCGGCTGAGGTTGAACGGCTCGACCGGCACACCGGCGGCAGCCTCGGCGGCGCTCGGGCTGGGCTTGCCCTGGGTAATGCCAAAGGTCTGCCTGCGGCTGACCGCACGCTCAACCTCACCCGTCAGGAGTTGATCAGCCTCTGGGATCAGCTTGAATCGGCCAGCCTTGGCAGCAGCAGGCAGCTCGCCTTCAGCGGCCCTGGCAGCTTCTGGCACCAAGTTGCGCTCGGCCTTGGTGGCCTGCCGGGTAATCAACTTGCGCAGTGCAGCATCAGCAAGGCCAGCGACTTGGACGCCTTGCTCCATGCTGGGTGTGCCGATCTCGGCCTCTGGCCCAAAATCGACCATGGTGCCCTGGCCAGCGCCGGGCATGGGCTCCAGGGGAATCTGATCGGCAGGGGTGCTGGGCGCAGAGCCCGGCAGGATCTGGCCTAGTCGTTGGTCAAGGGACTGTTGTGGGATGGCCATCACTTAGCTCCAGAAGTCGGAGCTCGACGGCCCCCAGTTACGCTTGTCGGATTTCCGGTGGCAGGCTGGACTCCTCCAGCTCCGGGGGCACCCCCTCCGGGTACGCCAGCCCCAGGTAGTTCTCCCGTGTAACCGGAAGGTTGAACTGCTTGAGCAGATCCAGGACGTAGTCCGGCTCCTTCCCACTCTGGAGGTCTGATTCCACCGGCATTTCTGAAGACTTCATTGCGTGCCTCCTCAAGGGACATTTTGCCTTTGCGATATTGTAACCAGATGCCATCGATCTGATCGACATTCTTAGCTTGGCTTTTGAAGGTATCAGGGTACAGACCACGCACCGCTTCCCAGGTGATTGATTGCATCTCGCGGGGCAGAATTCCGCGCTCGGCAGCCGCCCGGCGGTAGGCTTCGGCATAGATGCCGTAGGTGCCCTGTACCCCGGTGATCGAGCTGTTCTTTGGGCCACCCTCACCAAGCACACCTGAGCCAAAGTTGTGCAGCACTTCGCGGCTGTTGCCAGACAATGGGCGCAGCAGGCCAGCAGCCACCGCATGGGTGTCAATGGTCACCGGGCCTGCCGGGTCATTGGGCGCATAGATGTTGCTGTAGAAGTTGCGAACCTTGTGCTGCTGGCCAAGGTTCATGCTGATCGTGTCAATGCGCGGGTCTTCCAAAATGACAATGGCTTTGCCGATTTCATTGAGCGAGCCCCAGCCAGTTTGTGTCGGGGTCTTCCCATCCTGGTTCATGCGTACGCCAACAAAGTCACCTTCTGGGCTGACGATCTGGTGCTCGCGTGGGTTCTTTGCTTGGTCGTAGGTTCGCAGCCACATGGCCTTGAGGCCGGGCTCCTTGACCTCGGCCAGGGTCTTGCCCCGGATGGCATTGACCATCGGCGCGTATTTGGCATCGCCAAAGATGGTCTTGGCAATTACATCCATGCTGGAGTCCCAGCGGGTTGATTGCTGCTTGGTTGCAATGTCGAGGACGCGCTGGCCCAGAGACACATTCATAAACCAGTCCTTCTGCGGCGAGAGCACGGCCAGCACGCCAGATACCGCCTGATCGGGTACGCCGTAGTCAAGCGAGAAGCGGTCGGCAATGGTGCGTGCGCCGTCATACCAGAGCTTGCTGCGCTGGCGCGTGGCATCTGGCACCTGATCGTGCAAGAACAGCAGATTGTTTTTTACCTCAGTGATGAAGTCTTCTGCTTGCCTGTCAGGGTTGCGTGCCTTGCTGGCGAAGTTGGGGTATTGACGTATCAGCCCCATGTTGTACGCAAAGGCATTGGGGTCTTGCTTGGTTGCCTGGAGGTCAATCACCAACCTGCTGGTCAGCGGATCCTCGGTTCTTTTGACTGCGGTCGGCAGGCGGGTGCTGACCAAGTTGGGGCCGGGCTGCACGGCAAACATAGGTCGAGCGGCCTGCGGCACCACAGCGGCCAACGGCCCGGTGCCTTCCATCATGGCGCGGTTGAGTTGCTGGCCGGTTTCCTTGGCCAGCGCTTTGCCTCCTGAAGCCACCATTTTACCAACCGGCACAATGTTCATCCCAATGTCCATGGCGGCCAAGGACGCATCCTCGGTCATTTGCCTAGCAAAGCCGGTGCCCCTGGTAAGCGACTGACCAGTGCCTGCCTGCTGCAGCGCCATGGGTGTGCCTTGCCATTGCGATTCACCAAGCACGCTGCGCGAGCCCTGCTTTGCGGTGCCCACAAATGGCACAAAGTCGGCCAAGCTGATCTTGCCCAGCAGTGGCACATCAACCTGACCCAAGCTATCCAAGAACCGACCAGCCTGCTCTAGGGTCAAACCTGTGGTCTCTAGAGCTTTTTCAAACCGAGTGGGGTCAATGGCTTTAATGCTGCCCATGGGCCCACCACCACCGGCATCGGTCATGGTCTGGCCGGGGCCAGCGGCCAGCAGCAAATCATTGGGCTGCCTGCCGGGCTGAAACAGCTCTGGCCGCAAGTCTTCAACCGGCTCGTCGGGGAACTGCAAAGCAGTCAAGGCCGACAGGTATTTGTTTTCAATGGAGCTGTAGGCCATAATTATTTACCCTTCGCCTTGCTTTTTTTATATTTCTCAACCAACGCAAGTGCTTCTTTTCTGGTTCTTGCTTTGCCAAGTACAACTTCGCCGGGTTCTTCCAGCCCTGCAGTAAATTGGGGGTTGGGTTGATAACGCACTACGCCTGTTTCATCTCTCTCCCAAAAAATATCTTGCACAGCAATGAGGCTTGCATCTTCTCGGCCTATATAGCCTTGCATACCTGCCTTAGATCTGGAAGCAATTGAAGGACGGGCATCAGTAGCTGGTGCTTTGCTAGGTGCTGCTGCCGGGGCCGGGGCTTGTCCAGGTGCTGCTTGCGTAAGAATCCATTTATCGATAATTTCTCTGGCAGCATCAAAATTTTGCGATTCAAAATCTTCTTTTTTTACTTTTCCAATAATGACACGTTGACCATTTTGCGTGACTTGAACATCGCCATTAGGTAAAAGTTTTGGGCCAAATGATTTGAATTGTTTTTGTTGAGCCGTGAGCTCTGGTGCTGCTGCCGCTGGAGCTGCAGCCGGTGCCGGTGTTGGGGTTGGGGTTGGTGCTGGCGCAGGGTCTGGGGTCGGGGTAGGCGCTGGCGCTGGAGCAGGGGCCGGGGCTGGGGCAGGCGGGGGGGCTGGTGCTGGAGGTGGCGGTGGCGGCGCTGCTGGTGGGCTGGGTGTTGGCCCAGGCTCATTCCCTTGAGCTCGCTGCAGCAGCTTTTCCAGCTCGGCAATTTGGCGCAATTTGTTTACATCGCTGCCAGCTTTCTGGCGCAGGGCAGGCAGGTTCTCAGCGGTCACCGGGCCGGTGATCCAGTCTCGGCCCGGCTTGGAGCTTCCATCCGCACGCTTCGCATACTCGTCAATTTGTTTGCGTGCTGACTTGGCGTCTTCGCTGTTTCGGCTTGTGGCAATTCCGCTCTCCAGTTGGGACAGGATCTGGCGCGGTGTCAGGGTCTTGCCCTCAGCGGCTGCTGCCGACTGTATCTGCAGCGCCTGGGCCTTGAGCTCGTTGCGGCGCTGGAACTCTGCGCCCTTGGGATCAAGCACCACCACGCTGCCAGGGATTACCGGGATACCCGCGAGCTGCGAGAGGCCACGATCCAGGTCTGCGCTGTCGCGCCGGTCATCGGCCTGCAAGAGCTTGAGCGCAGCCACGGCATCCTCGCCGTTTATCCCTTTGCCAACCAAGTTCCAGATCTGCCTGGAGTCGGTAATGGTGTTGTTGTAGATGCCGTTGAGCAGGTTGAAATAAACCCCCTGATCGGTTGGCATCTTCTTTGGCTCTTTTGGCTCCAGCAAATCCTTGAGCGTGCCAATGGGCACAGACCCTTCTGGCAGCGCGGTGAGCTGGGCGATGAGCTGCTTTTTCTTTGGGCTGTTGTCAGGCAGCGGGAAGATCTGCTCCAGCAGGTTAATGGCTTGGCCCTCGGCAACCCGCTTTTCATCTGCAATCTTGGCATCCTTGATTGATTTACGGGTGTTGACCGCCACCATGAAGTTGGCAGTCACCTTGGCCACCGAATCAAAGTCATTCGTGATCATGGATTGCAACACCGGGCTCATGTTGCCCAGGTCGCCAGCCTTTAGCTTGGCCAGCGTCCTCTCTGGGTCAGCCATGTTGGCATCAGACATCAGCGCCTTTGTCACAGCGTTGACCTTTGCGGTGCGCAGTGCTGCCTCAAATTTTGTGCTGTATTCGGTCTGCAAGCCTTTGTCGCCAAGCAGCAGGGATTGAGTCAGCACATTTTTGCGGAACACATCTGCGAGCTCGTCAACAGAACGCACTTGGCCGGTTGAGTCTGTAAAGCTGCCTTGCGATACCGTTGCTTCCAACAATCTGATGCTGGTGTCAAAGTCAGAGTCAAACTTAGCAATGCGTTGGTTCTTTGCTCTCTCAAGCTCGGCCTTGTAAGCGGCATTGAGCACGGTGTTGCCGTGCGTGGCCATGGTTGCGCGGAACTTGATAGCGGCTTCTGGGTCAATGCTAGACAGCGATTTTGAAAAACCGTCCGACATGGTCTTGACTTTGGCGCTGACTTGCTCGGATGTAACGCTGCCATTCTCAACGCCAGACAGCAGCTTGACCAGCTCGTTGCGGCCTTCCATTTCAAAGTGCCCAGACAACTCTAGGCTTCGGGCCTTGGCTACGGCTTGGTCAAAAAAATTGGTTGAGCTGGTGCTGCTGATTAAAGATGTTTCGCCGCGTCCACCAAGACCTATAGTTGTCCCAAATTCGCCTTTGGCATACCGCAATTGCTCAGAGGTCAGCGGGTTCTGCGCTACATATTGCAGTCCCTCTTGCTGGCGCATAACACCAGCCGACTGAAATGCACTTGCGCTCATGCGGTCAAGTACTTGCGCCAATACATTTGCCGTTTGCGCTTCAACTCGCAGCCCAATGTAGTCCACCGGCTGCTGCTGGGCCTGCACGATTGGCACACTGCCCACCGAGCGAATCTGCATCTGTCCTGATTCAATTCTGGTTGCCATGCTTATTTCACCTTTGCGTATTCACTGAGCCCTTTTCCAAGGGTTGCGCCAGCAAGGATGCCGCCACTTCTGCGAGCCGCATCGGCAGCGGATGAGAGCTGGCCAGCTTGGCTTCTTGCGCTGTACAGGTTGAGCATGTTCTGATAGTCGGTGGACTCCAGCATGGCGCTGGCATCCTCAAAGCCCAGCACCCGTGCGGTCAGCGCGTTGAGGTCGGAGATGCCGACATCGCGCATGGTGGCCGCCACGTTCTCGCGCTGCACGGCCTGGATAGACCCCTCACCCAGCACCACGCCGCTTGCTGCGGCCCTGGCACGCACCGTTGCGTTGGTGGCTCGCATGTTTCTGAGCAGAGTGTTGCCAGCGATCTGGTAGTTCTGCGCTTCGATCTCTGCTTTCTTAAGCGTGCGCCCGGCCTGGATGGTGGCGTACTGCTCGCTCATGTTGGCACGCACTTCAGACACCGCCAGAGTGTCGCGTGCTTGCAGCAGATAGCTGGTCTGCTGGTTGATCGCGGCAGCTCTCTGCGCTTCGGCCTCGCCGTAGGCGCCAATTACCCCAGCAATCCCTGTCATTTGTCCGGGTGATATTGCCATGTCATGTTCCTGAGAAGACAGCCACGCGATAGTCCAGGCCCAGCAGGTTCATCTTGACCGGAAGGTCTTGCGACACCTCGATGGACTGCTCGCGGTTGTAACCCAGCACGCCGTTCACCCGTTTGATGCCGGTGAACTCTGGGATTGGGTCATCCAGCAGTGGGTTGTCAAGCAACCGAAAAGCAACCGGCTGCTGGTTGATGATCATGTTCTGGGTCTCGTTGAGCACCGCGCTAATTTCCACAATACGCTTCTTGAACGACACCCGGCTGCCGGTCTGCAGCTTGACCTCGGCAGGCATAGTCTTGACGAAGACATTGATCGGCAGACCGACCTCGTAGCTGGTGGTGCTGGAGCGGTCAAACGTCACCGAGCCACCGCCGCTCACAGTCTCGTTGCCCTGGGGCGAACCATCGCAGATCACGTTGAGCGATTTAGCAATGTGGGGTAGACCGCTGGCGCTGGCTGCGGCACCGCCCACAAACGCGCAGTCGGTGAAATACTCGTAGCCAAACAGCTCGATGAAGTAGCGGTTGACTCCGTTAAAGCTGCGCCATGTCACCACATAGATCGAGTTGACATCCACGCCCACATCGATGAAGAAGCCATCGGTCGTGAACTCAGACGGGCTAGTGACCTGCTGGCTGCGCATGATGCTGAAGGCTGCAATGCTGCCGTCATCGGTGTTGGTCATCAGCAGCAGATCGGCCTCTTCGGTGCTCGATGCCCGGCGCAAAGCTACGCGCTGCGGCCCCTTGAGCAGGTGCCCAGACAGCAGCGATATTCGCTGGGTGATGTAGGTGAGCTGGGTGTCGCTAAAGATAAACTCGTTCAGGGATTTGCCCTGGCGCTGGATGTAGATCGAGCCTGACTCCACAGATTGCACGCGAGTGCCCGGCTTGATGCCATTGCGACTGACGTTCTTGAATGTAAAGGTCAGCGGGGTGACTGGGTCGGTTCCAGCTTGCGGAATGAAGAACTCGCCGCCGGTGGTGAACACTTGGAAGTCACGGCCAGAGATGATGTCGGTGATGACGTTTAGGTCGTTGGTGTCCAGCGTGGCCTCGACCGCATCATCATCCAGCGACTCGGTTGGCACAAAGTCAAAGAACAGGCCGATCTTAGAGCCCCATACCGTTGATGGCCGGGACTTGCTACCACCAAAGTACAGGCGACCCTCATGGAAGGTGACCGTGCGTGGCCAGCCCTTGGTGCTCGACCAAGCATCTTCGTAATTGTGCTCCAGCTCCCAGCGGCCAGCATCGATGACCGTTGTGTTGAAGAACGGGTATTCGGTGACCGCCTCAACCACCGTGGCCGACACATAGCGCAGGATCCTGGCTCGGCCCTGTGGCTGCACGTTGACGTACTGGTTGACCGACTCGGTTGTCCAGGTGGTTATCTGATAGTTGCTGGTATTGTTGGGCGCGGGTGAGAAGGCAATATCGACGGTGGCCACCTTGGTGCTGCCGACATAGTCTTCAATGAGTCGGATCTGCCCAGCCCCGGTGCCGCTGGTGATAGTGACGTACATGCCGTTGTAGATGTCATCGGTAGAGCTGGAGGTGTTCTTGAGGGTGATGGTAGTGCTGCTGCCAGCTTGCGCTGCGCCACTGTCATGGTGCGTTGTCGAGGCGGTCAGAGTCACATTGCCAGACACCGCAGACGGGGTCAGCGTCGAGCCGTTATTGGTGTGGAAGTCAATGTTGAATGCGTACTTTGGGGTCGAGTCAAACGTGATGGCAGTGGCCGTCCAGGTGCTGTCGCTGGTGCGGGTAATGCGCACCGGCTGCAGGTCAGGGTGAACGACGATCAGGGTATCGGCAGACTGAGTCCAGCACATGTCGTCAACAATTGTGCTGCCTATCGTAGTGGTCAGGTAGCTGTTGCCGCTGCCGTTGATGTTGGCCACCACCGCGCCGTTTTTGACCACATGCATCCGATTGTGCGTAAAGCACAGCATGTAGCTGTCAGCCACAGAAAATTGGAAAGGCACCAGCCGCACGCCGTTGGCGGTGTTGTCAGCTCCAGCGGATGCGTTGGGCAGCTCAAAGATGTGCTTGGTGCCGGGCCTGCGGCGCAGACCGCCCTGGGGCTGGATGAGCACGTTGGTGGCCTTGGCCAGGGCGTTGTTGTAGGCCTGCAGATCAACCCGCGCACGCAACAGCGGGTCGAGCTCGCCCGTTGCAAAGTTGGTGGTGAACTCGACGAAACGGGGCATCAGTTCCTCACTGCGATCAGGCTGTAGTCTTCGATCACCCGCACCGGGGTGTTTTGTCCATCAATCTGAGCCGCCGTGCGGAAGTAGCCGCCGCGCCCGTTCTCAGAGATGTCGCCGGTGGCCACGCGCTGCCACTTGGTGGCCTTGTCCTGCTGCTCGGTCACGGTCTCGGCGATGTGCCAAGCCACCTGATACTTGAGCAGCTGCACGAAGTACTTGGGCATGGCGTACTCAGGCACGCTGTACTGATAGTCGATGAACACGCTGGGCAGGTTGGTGAGCAGTACGTCACCCTGGATCTCCCAGTCCTTTTGGATAGGCGAGCCCTGTGAGGAGCTCTGGACAACCAGCCTGGGCGAGGCCAAGCGGTCACCCGGTAGTTGGTATTGGTAGCGCCAGACGCTTGCTGGCGTTGTCAGCAATTGCGCGAGCTGCGTCTTCTTCATGCTGAACGTCCAGGGGTACATCATCAGGGTCGAATCCCTGATGTCTGGATAGAGCCGGTCGCACACGCTCGACTCGTCGGTGCCATCGTTGAACGACGATATTGCCTTGGCTCCAATCAGCAGCAGGGCATCAGAGCAGATCGATACACCAGTGTCGCCAGCAGCCATGTAAACCTCTTAATGTGAGAAGGGCCAGCCCCCGAATACTCAGTGACTGGCCCGGTTGCAGCGAAGCCGACTTAGTCGGTATCGGTTGCAGTAACCACCACGCCGTCAGTGATGTCCACCACCGTGCCGGTGTTGGAATTCACATAAGCGGTGGACATGACAGGCGTGCCACCCGTTGCCGAGTAGCAGAAGACGATGTCGCCAACCTTGAGGATGGATGCCACCGCATTGAAATACCCGGCAGCGCGAATCACAGACTGTGCGTCTGCGCTTGCGTAGGTATAAATTGCGGGAGCATTGCCAGCCTTGGATTGACCGCCAACAGAACTAAAGCCTACAGAATCGAAAGCCATGGTATGACCCTCCTATTAAGCTGCAGCCGCAGTATCGCGTGCAGTGATTTTGACAATACCCTCAACGTCAATCGCTACAGAGCCGGCAGAGAACAGAGCATTCACAAGGTAGCTCGTTTTCTCGGGGATGTAGTTGATTTCAGTCTTGGGGGCGATACCTTCAGCGTAGCCAACAGAGTCTTTGTGGAATGCAAACAAGACTCGGTCGTTGGAGCCGTCCAGTATCAAACCACCTTCGGTGCGGTCGCCCATTACATGGAATGTGAAGCCCATGAATTGGTTGATCTCACCTTGCACCAGAGCCTTGACCGTGTTGAAGTCCGAGCTGGTGACTGAGGTTTGCTCCAACATCGCGGCCAAAGAGTTGGCATGGATGATGATGTGGCGACCATCAGACGGCACGTTCTTCGTGTTCAAGATTTTGGCAGCCTCGCGCAGCTTGGAGATATTCATGTTGGTGTTTGCGCCACCAATTGAATTCGCCACGGTGCCGGTGCTTGATGCAGCGGTAAGCGCGTCCAAGATCAGTTGATCCTGGCGGCGACCGATTGCATTGCCGACCACTTGGACAAGCTCGGAGCGCTCGTCAAAGTTGACCTTCTGCTGAGAGAAGATGTCCGAATACTCAGCAGCGTTGAAATCACTCATCGTGCAGGTAACGGTGGAGAACCCGACATTCATCGGGGTGACATCGGTTTGGCTGACGCGAGCAGTTGCGACACCTTTCCCGACTTTGGGGAACTTGACAGTGGAGCCTTCGACACCACGACGCTGACGCACAGCACCCACCAGCATTGCTTTGCCCTGGTAAGCCTGTTTGACCTCAGCATCGAACAGCGTCACAAAGGCGTTGGATAGAGAAACGCTCATTTGATTACCTCATTCGGTTGATTGATCAGGGTTGTCGCGTCGGTGAGCCGGTAATCCGGGCCTGTGCTTGCTGCTTACGGCAGCCGCTCGTCAGCATCCGCTGCGGTTGGGGGTCGGTTTCCCGGTGGGCCTTGGCCAGATTGTATGGTTTTTTTACAACAGTGCAATAGGGGGGCTTGACTGTTGTACAAAAAAGACCCAGCCGAAGCTGGGTCAAATGGCAACTGCTGCAAGCAGTTTGGAGAAAACTCTGGATTATTTGGCAAACTGGTGGAACATCCGCTCCACTTTTTGGCGGTATGCGGGATCCTTCTGGTACTTCGGGTCGCCCACCATGGCGTACAACTCTTCCTTGCTTGGCGTGCCCTCAAGCTGGACAGACTCGATGGGCACCCGTCCCTCGTAGGATTCTCGCACCTTCATCAGCGCAGTGATGCCGCGAGCGGTGCCGCCCATGATCTTGAACTCCTCAAAGTCGTCTTTGGACCAAACGCCCTTGTTGACCAAGCCGCGAGCCCAGTCAACCATGCCGTTGACAATTGCGCCGCCGTTGGGGCCGAGCTGCTTCATCTCGACAGCCGGATCAACCATGTCGCCCTGCATCACTTCCTTGGCCTGGGTCTGCAGGTTGGTGACTAGGTCGTCAAAGGCAGCCTGGGACAGACCGTTGTTCTTTGCCCAGCCCGTCAGGGTGGTGGCAATGGGGTTGGTTTCGGCCTCCTCGCCAAAGGCTTTGAGGTCGTACTTGCCATCGGCTGGGGCTTTGTGCTTGCCCTGGCTGATCTGCTTGCGCAGGTCTGACCAGCTCTTGGCAATGCCCTCCAGGTCGGGCTCGTTGGAGTCCTTCTTCCAGAAGTTCTCGGGCCAGAAGTCTGGCCGCTCCAGGGGGTCATCCGGTTCCGGTGCGCTTGGGTCTGCAGCCCTGTGGCTGATCTCTGCCGCTTGTGTGTTTTCTGGTTTGGTGTCGTCAGTCACTTGCACGTTGTCAAGTAGGCCGGTTCCACCGGGCTCGACGGTTGCTGTGTCGGTCATAGTTTCCTTGCTGAGTTGATCCGTACCTCGATGTCCCTCACCACCGTCCTCTGCCCTTCGGCAAAGAAGGCATATGAGGGGTCAGTGCCCGGCACGGCGATGGGCACATTCACATACATGTCGCGCAGCCACTGCAGCAGCTTCTGGCCGTCTTCAGAGCCAAACACCCGCAGGGTCAGCTTGGCCAAATCCTCGCGCTTTTGGTCAACCTCACGGATGTCGGAGGTGTCGCCAATGGCGTTGATCTCGTCCCAGCTCATGCTGGCATCCCTTGCGGCGCTGGCAGCGCCTGCATACCAGCGCCAGCCTGGGCCTGCATGGCCATGGCCTGGGCGATGGCTTGCTGCTGCTGCTGGTTCTTCATCTCTTCCATGAGCACGGCACGCTCGGCGGCGGTGTTGCGCACGGCTGCTGGCACGCCCAGCTTGTCGGCCAAGTAATCCACTAGCACATCGGTCTTGATGGCGAGCTGGCCATCGGTGCCCAGGCTCTGGCTGATCTGCATGTACTGCATGATCGCGTTGACCTCTTCCATGTTCTGGGCCATGGCCAGCGGTGCCACCGGGGTGACCTTGACCTCCAGCCCATTGACCCGCAGCGGCATGTCGATCAAGCCGCGCTCGTCCATGACCTCCAGGATCTTGGCGGTGACCGGGATCATGGTTTCGTTGATCAGTCGGCCAAAGGCAGAGCCCAGGTTCTGGGCCAGCTCCTTCATGCGCTCGACGATCTCGGTGGCCGACCGGGCGCTCATGTTGTCGGGCGGCAGCGACTCGTCCAGCAGGATCCGCTTGACGTTGGAGCGCAGGTCGTTGATCACCAACTGGCTGACGTTGAAGTCGCCAGACCGTGGCAGGGGCAGCAGTGCTGGGCCTTGTGAGCCGCCATTGCGTGCCACGGGGATGATGGCACCCGGCACGATCTTGACCGTGTTGGGATTGAGCACCCCGTCATCGGCTGCGGTGTAGACACCCGCCACGGCCAGCGATGCGTTCTTGAGCAGCAGCTCGATGGTCTTGTTCAGCGTCTTGATGTCTGGCAGGGCGGTCATCAGGGGGCCACGGCCATAGATCTCGCCTGCCACTTTCATGTAGCGCGAGATCACCCAGGGACTCATCTTGCGGCGGCGGTAGACCAGCTCGTCCTTGGAAGTCTTGTCAATAACGTGGTAGCAGTAGTCGCCACGCTTGTGGTCGTAGATGGTGGCCTCCAGCAGCTCGATGTCATCGGTCGGCTTTTGCTCAATGCGCCGAGCCATGTCGTCGGGGATCTTGGCATCGGGCCACTGGCGCTGAATGCTCTCGCCCTTCATCCTCATGCGCCGGTAGACGTTGTCCACCTGACCGTTGGCTCCCTCCTCGTAACTCACCAGGAACAGCGGCACGGGGATGAAGTTGAGCGGGGAAACATCGTCGCCGGGTTGCACCATCATGCAAGCGGTGCCGACCGCCAGATCCAGCAAGAACTCGCCCATGGCGATGTCGAAGTTGGACTGGTTGAGCATGGTGAACATCTTGTCCTGGTAGACCTCCAGGATGGCTTGCGCCTGTTGCTTGCGATCTGCCGGGATGTCCGAGCCAGCCTCCAGCTTGGCCCATTTACGCTGTGGCGGGAAAACAACAGACTGCAAACGATTGGCAAAACGCTGGGTGGAGTTGATGGCGGTCGAGTCAAAGACCCGCATCATCTTCTTGGAGCCGGTGGCGCCACCTTCCCACACGCCGTAGAGCTGGCGTTGGGGCAGGGCGAACTCGTAGGCGTCCTGGTAGAGCTGTTGGAACTCATCCTTCTTGGCTTGCGCTGACGCCTGCCGTTTTAGGATCTGGTCAGGTGTCAGGCGCAAACCGCCCGGCGTGGTCTTGTCGTATTCCATCATTTGCCTTTCTTGAGCCTGTTGGCTTCGCTCATGGCGATGGCCACGGCTTGATCGCGGCTGGCCACCTTGTCGCCGCTGGAGCTCTTGAGCTTGCCAGCCTTGTACTCGCGCATGACCTTGGCGACCTTGTCTTGCATTTTTGTCTTCATGTCTTTCATGGCTCAGTCCTCATCTTTGTCCATCTTGTACTTGTCCAACAGGTTGCGGCCCTTGGCTGCCAGCCGGGCTGCAGCGCCAGCAGTGCGCGGCACCGGCTCGCCCCAGGCGTTGGCGGCCAGCGCCAGCCGGGTAGGTTTGCCGTTGTCTCCCACCAGCGGCCCACTTGGGTTGGTGTAGAAACGGGTCAGGAATGATCCCTTGCGGCGTAGCGCCTGCCCGGTGGGGTTCTTTTGCTTGACACCGGGTTGCAGGTTCTTGCTTTCACCGGAGGACTCAAACTTACGTCTACCCTCCTCGGTCAAGCCGCCCTTTGGGTTTTTGTACTTGCTCAATTCTTGTCTTTCGACGCCGCCATGTTGTCCACCAAGTTGGGATAAGGCCGACCTGACTTGGCAGCTCGCCTCATGGCGTTGCGTTTTTGCGCAGGCGACATCTCCTTGGGCTTGCCCAGATCCTTGGGCCTTGGTTTGTCCCAGACTGCTTTCATGACGGTGCTCCTGCTAATAATGGCCTTGTAGATTTGCGAGACACGGCACCGATCTTGGCGGCGCGGCGCTCGCCGACTTCGCGCTTCAACACACTCTCGGCCTCAGCCTTCTTGACACCAAACTGCGAGGAATCAAACGCTTCAACGGTCGGAGCGGTTGGGGCTTCTGGCAGGGCAGGGGCGGTCTCTGTGAACTTGGGTATCGGCTTGGGCGCGTAGTAGGTGAACGCTTCCTGCTCGGTGTCGTAACCCAGCAAGCCAAACAAGCCAAACCTTGGCTTTTTGACTTCTTTGTACCCGGTCATCGGCACCACGGGGTTCTTCTCGATGTCGGCCAGGAGCGTGTTGTAGTCGTCCAGCTTTTTCTGATAGGCGGTTTTCTGGGCCTCGTAGGTCGGCAGCAGCGACTCCTTGTAGGTTGCC